GAGGCCTTGATCATGGTCCTGGCTGGCAAGACTTCGAGCAGATCGCGGTACACGTGCAGCACGGCAGCGCAGGCAAATATGCCCTCACCATCAAGCCGAATGTTGCCGCCAGCACGGTGGCGCTTTCCGGCCATGGCCAACGCTGTTACTGCGTCTTGAAGCTGCCCAGATGCGTCCTTGATTTCGACCGGGTCGCCATCGCAGTCAAGCCATGGGCCGTTGTTGACCAGCGTCTCCATGATGTTGACCGCGTCGCTGACCACGCGCCAGTCATCGGTGGTTGGCTTTTCGCCCTCTTTGATCGCGGCCAAGCCACCGAGCATGCGCGTGAGCTGGTGCCTGCGCAGGTTATCTTGCAGCGGCTGCGTCGGGCTGGCCATCAAAACATCCATCAGGTTGTAGTGGTAGATGTGGATGGGCTTGGAGGGTTTGCGTTTTTTCATTTCATGCCTGCAAGTTTCTGTGCGGCTCTGTGCAGCCGTGCGTTGAACCAGCGCCTGATCGCATAGCTGCGCACCAAGCTGATGATGGTGAACCAGGCCCCAATAGCCAGGTTGTCCGACAGGGGCAGGTGAATGCCAAACATCGGGAATATTGCAAGCTGGCTGGCCAGCGCCACACCGTAGCCGATCACCACGTTGAACACGGACTCGATCAGCGATGCGGTGCGGGACTGGTTCATTTGGACTCCAGCAACTCGATGGCGATTTTGTAAAGCACGTTGTACGGCTCTGCGCCCATTTCCCATGCGCCACGATCGTTCAGCATTTTGTCGAGCTTCTTCTCGGCTGGCGTGCGCGTGTCGGGCACGATCAGGGCGCTGGTTTCTTCTTCACTTGCGTAAGTCATTTCACAGTCTCCTTGGGTGTTTTTGCGTCCTCAAACATCCAGTCCTCAACGTCTTGCAGTCGGTACCGGACCGGGCTTTTAAGTTGGCCACCCAGCTTTAAAAACTTGGGACCGTAATTTTTGAGCCGCCAGTTTTCCAGCGTGCCCACCGTGATCTGCAGCAGATCAGACACTTGCTGCGGCGTGAGCAGCTGGTTTTCAAACTTCTCCATGTGGCTCTCCAGGGGCGGGCCACCCGAAGGTGGCCCTGGGTTATCAAACGGCTTCTGCGGCAGGTGCGGCGGCAGGCTGTTCCTGTGCGGTTTGCACTTGGGCGGTTGCTTGCGCGGCCTGCACTTGGGCCGTGGCTTGCTTTTCCAAGTTGTTCAGGAACACCCAAGCGTTCGACTTGGTTGGCAGGTCGCCCAACACGGAGCGGATGAAGTTGTACTCATCAGGGGTCAATTCAAATTTCAGGATTTGCATGGTTTTCTCACTTGAGGTGGTATGTGCCCAAAAGCACGGGGGTGGTTTTAACGGTTGAGCGGACCAGATCGGCCAGCTCGTTTGCCATTTCCTCTTCGTGTTGCTCCAGATTCTGGACACGCAGAGTGATGGTGGGTTTTTCGTTGCCGGTGCGAATGCCAAGGCGCATCACAAACAAGCGCGATGCCAGGCCGTGGTAAGGCACGGTTTGGAAGTAAATCAAGGTCGGCAGCGGCTCAGTGCTGGTGGCCTGGACGCTTTCAAATGCGCTGCGGCTGGCGGCATGCTGCTTCTCGGTGTTCTCCATCTTGCGCATGGATTCAATGGTGACCTTGCGAATGGCGGCGATAGCCTTGGGGGGCGAGATGGTGCCCTCGTCGTTGAAGCAGGACACCATGCTGGGCCAGTCCTCCAAGAACTCGGCGATGGTTTGCTGGCTGAACGCCTGGCCACCAGACACCGTAAGCATGGCTTGGAATGCGGCCGTGCGGCGGGCATCAAGCACAGCCAGGTTGTCGGCTTGGCCCGGCTCGTCGGGTATGCCGAGGTTCAGGACCGCAGTTGCTGACATGGCGGCTGCGTTGACAAAAACCGTGGCACCTTGCTCGCCGTGTGCTTCCACGTAGGTGGCAAAGTCAGGCAGCGCGTTGGTCTTCATCACGCCGATGGCGCGGCGGCGAAATGTCTGGTGTTTTTCCAGGTCATGCAGCCGGAAGTTTTCTGGCAGCGCGGTCACAAAAGGTGCGCTGGAATTGGCGTTTGCGGCGGTGATGGCCTCTGACTGTTGCAGGGCCTCGATGGCGTCTTTGTCGATCATGTTGTGCTCCTTAAAACAGACGCTTAGACCAGCTCGCCCTGCTTGCCCATCAGCGAAGGCTGAGCAAGCGAGAGAGCGCCGTACTTGCCAACGTGCAGGACGGTGGCGCGTTTTTCTTCTTCACCAGACTTGCCGTCCAGTGTTGGTTTGACAAACTTGAGCGTGTGCTCGCAGCGCACCTGGCCGGTGCCGGGGATCTGCGAGAACGACAGCTTGATATTGACCTCGCCGACCTTGTCGTGGTCGGTGCAGGCAGCGGCCACCTGCGACAGGGCAATCGAGAGCTTGCGCTCAAAGATGCCGCCGTCCAGGTCGGTGAAGAACTCGGACACGTCGGTTGCGGCTGCAACGCTGATGGGGGATGGTTTGTTGTCGCTCATGGTGGGCTCCTGGTTTAGATGGCGTCAGCGTTGTCGTTGTTGGCAACGCGCTCGATGGGCACACCGGCCTCGACGAAATCGCCGACGTCAGCAGTGCTGGGGTTCTCAATCGAAAAGCGGTCCTTGACCAAGTGGCGCAGGACTTGGGCCTTGCTGCCAGCGCGCACAAGACGAATCTTGTCGTCTTGCGTGCCGTCGTTGCCAAGCTCTTTGATGAGGTAAATACGGTATTCCATGTGGGGCTCCTGGGGTTAAAAATGGGGTGGGCCTACTCGCTGCGTCTGTGGCGGCATCCTTGCGGGATGATCTTTCTGGCTTCCACAGCATCCGCTTTCGGCCCAAAAATCAAATGGGGCTGTCGTGCTCTTCGGTCTGGTTTGCCGATTGCTGGCCAGCCGTATTGGTGGTTGGCATATCAATCACACCGTCGTTATCGCTCGGCGAATCGTGCCAGTGCTGCTCATCGGCTGGCGCTGGGGCCTGTTCGGCGACCTTTTGCAGTCGGCTGGGGCGCTTGCTTGCCGACGGCGCTTCAGGGGCTTGTGCGGCCTCTGGCGCGGCCTGCTCGGGCATGAACAGCTCATCGTCCTCTTTGATCATGCCGTCGATATCGGTGGACAGCGGCAGGCGCTTGCTGTGGCGGCGCACCACGGTCTTCTTGGCCATCTCGGCAAAGTCGGTCTGCCAGGGGCCGGAGTTGCCCGAGCGGCTGCGGGCGCGGATGGCGTTGACGTCCTCAACGCTCATCACCTCGCGGGACTTCTCGCCGTCCTTCATGGTCACGATGGAATACACCGCAATCAGCTTGCCCCGGTTGGCCAGCGCCGGTTTGTGCGTGATGTGCTCCTCGTCGCCCATCCAGAAGTCGAAGGCGTCGTTTTCGTAGACCGCCTGGACGCTCCATGTGCTGATCTCGCCCGAGTTGCGCACCAGCTTCATGATGCCAGCGACCATCGGCATGAACTGCGCTTGGTTCTTGAAGGTGACGATGGCACCCTCGCGGCCGTCGGGCAGCAAGCCCATCTGGCTGGCCCGCATGGCCGATGCAAACAGCGTGCGGCGGTCGGCATCCAGCAGGGCCGGGGTCATTTGCACAGCGGTCATCACCACGCGCACAAATCGCGCAGCATCAACGTGCTTTGGAAGGGCTGCCGCAAACTGCGGCGTCATGGCGGTCAGCTGGTTGCGGACCTGGTCGACAACGGTTACTTGGGTCATTTTTTCTCCTGATCTCCGGCCAATTCAGCCAGATTAAAACCCGGTAGCCGACCGGTGGCGGTGTTGTGAATTCCCAATCAGTGTACCATCACTTCGTGGGCTTACGTGGGTTAATTCGTAAATTTCTGAAGCCTTTTCGCCCGCCGTAAGAGGTCCCCACCATGTTGGCGGTGATCAGCGTTGGCGGCGTTTCAGCCTGCATGGCGGCGCTTACCGTCCAGGCCCCGGTGAGCACCTTCTCGGCGTCTGCGATGTGCTTGAAAATCTCAGCCTTGGCCACGTCCTTGTCCTCGCCCGCGTTCTTCTCGGCGGCGGCGGCGACCTTGTAGCGCTCGATCAGCTCGGCCAGCACATCGTCGCTGCTGGCGTCCAGCACTTTGCCTGGCTTGGCGTACTGGTTCAAGCGAATCAGCACCTCGGCATCGCCTGGCATCACCGGGTCCGGCTCAAGGCCCGCGTCCACCGTGCGCCAGAAGTCGGCCACCTTGGCTTTGATCGCGGCAATCACCTCCTCGTCGCGCAGGCGCTCGATCACCACGCCCCGGTTGCCGCCGATGAACGCGCCGATGAATGCGCGTTTGAAACCGGAGACGCCCATCTGGTGCTGCACCTGCATTTCGATGTGCTCTGGGGCCTCAATGCTGCTGTCGTCGTGCTCAATCCAGCCGTCGCGGAAGGCGAGGTAATCCACGTTCTTGATTTCCAGATGCACCGGCTCGCCCAGGTTGGTGATCACAAAGTCAAACGAGCTGCCCATGCGCAGATCTGGGTCGCGCAGGTATTCCTTCATGGGCCGGATTTCCCAGCCCTGTTCCTCGGCAATGCCGTGCGCAATCGCGGCCTCCAGGCGGTTACCCCAGGCCATGCGGTCGTTGGTCTTGAACTCGGGCACGTCGCCCGTGCGCTTGCGGTGCCAGAGGTCAAAATGCGTGATGTAAGGGCTCATGCCAAACAGCGCCGCAGACTCGGTGCTGGTGACGTCCTTCTTGCGCAGCTCAAGCCATTGCTCTTGGCTGGCGGTGACGATGATTTCAGTTGCCATGGTGTTCCCCTAAAAGTATTTTTCCTGCCGCGTCCGGAAACCGCGCGCCGTGCGCGGCCACCAAGTTGGCGTCGATCACCTCGTTGAATCCATCAGCCGGGGCAATCCAGTAACCCTGCTCGCCGTCGTCCTGCGTGGCATGCACGATGCCCACCAGGCCTTTGCCGCTGCTAAACCACATTACGTTGTGGATTTTCATGGTTGTTCTCCGGTGGCTTTGGCGATAGCGGCGCGGGCGTCAATCATCTGCTGTGCGTGCTCGATCATGCCCTCGTCGTCTTGATCGACCAGCGACTTCACGATGGCTTGTAGCGCCTCCAGCAGTTCAGGCGCTGCGGCGATCAGGCGGGCGTCTTCAATATTGCTGATGGCTCTGGCAGGCCCGACGTTGTAATGAACATCAGGCTTCCAATATTCTTCAAATTCCGTTTCTTCAATTTCCCAAGGTGTGGGGTACATGCTCATGGTTGCTCCTTTCAGCTTCCGTTAAATTCGCCGGGAAATCCGGCCTTCAAATTACAAGACGATGTTCGCTCGCCAAACATAAACGTCAAGTCCGACGATCACAATTCCAGACAAAAATACAACAGCTTCAACGTAGTCAATCATGGGCCTGCGCCAAAGCCGGATGGGCTTGGCGGGTCCTCGATAAATAATCATGCCGCCTCCTTGGCTGGCTGTCGGCCTTGCAAAAACAGGCCCCAGCACTTGGCGCAAATCCAGCGCTTGGGGGTCATCTGGACACCGCCCTCTGGGAAGCGCGGTCGGTTGCAGTCTTGGCAGTGGGTCATGGGGCGTCCTTAATCAGCGGCTCACCCATAAACGTCGGGCTCACCTGTTCGTGCATTTTGTTCATTTCGCTTCGGTATTCGCTGAGCGTGTCCCAGGCCTGGTCGTACCAAGGGCCGTCGTACTTGGCCAGGACGCATTCCAGGTCCAGCGCCAACCGGTGGGCAAACCGGTGGGCAACCTCGTCCATGGCGTCGGCTGTGCGGTCCAGCGATGGGGGCTCACTCAGCTTGGATTCGCAATCAGCGCAGATTGATTTGCCTGGATGTTGGTACGGCACAGACCACTGTTTTTTGCAACCACCGCAGAAAACCGCCCAGCGTTGTGGCTCTGGATGATTGCGCGGATCCATTCCGCCATCGCTGACGATGTCGCTGTAAACGCCGGTCCTGGCGTTGATCGCCCGGTCCACACTGGACTGCGCCTGCTTTTGCATGCCGTCGATGAAGCCGCGCTCGTAGTCCGGGCCTTGCTTCAATACCAATCCGCCGACAACACCGATTAGCCGCTTGATCTCATCCACCAGCGCTTTTGTTGTTTCTGGATCCACCGGAACAGAGCATCCGGGCATCAACCATTCTTCTTTCATGAGGCCTCCAAAAAGCTGATCGGAAGGTAGCAGCACGCCCGGTCGCGGCTGCTGGACGCGGCCACAAACGACTGGCGGTGCGGGTTGTTGACCTGCTCGGGGTGGTCCATCCACCGGCGG